AGAAAGAATATGTAAAAAAGGAATTTTTATTAGTTGTGGGATAAATAATTTAGGATTATGGCACGAAATAAAAAAACCTAAATGGGTTTTATGTTGGCACAAACCTGCTGCGATGGGTAGAAGTAAAGTAGGATTTTGTAATTGGGAACCAATTTTATTTTATGGTAAGGTTTCAAAACAAGGTGTTGATGTAATAAAAGCACCAATTATACCTGACCCTACAATGAATTTCCATAGCTGTCCAAAGCCTGTAAAATGGGCAGAAAGTATATTGTATAATTTTTGTATTGATGGAGATAAGATAATTGATATTTTTTTAGGAAGTGGAAGCACTGCAATAGCCTGCCATAACTTAGGCTTTGATTTAACAGCTTGTGAATTGGATAAAGATTACTATGAGGCAGCTATAAAAAGAATAGACCAACATAAAGCACAACAAAGATTATTTTAACAATCTATAAAAAATTTTATTGTACAATTAATTAATTAATCTATTTTAATTATGGATGGTAGAAAAAATAATGGTGGTCATTCTACAAAAGGGTTCGCAGGAAGAAAACCTAAAAGCGAAGAAATAAAACTTGTAGAAAGATTATCTCCTTTAGAAGATGCTGCACTTGATGCCTTAAAGAAAGGTGTTGAATCAGGAGAACTAAAGTGGATTCAATTGTACTTAAACTACTATTTGGGTAAACCAAAAGAAACAAAAGATATTACAATCAATGAAGATTTACCGCTTTTCATTGAGGATATTGATTAATGCAGGTTAAGAAAACAATAGCACTTAAAAAGCTACAAAAACTTAAAAGCAGGATACGAATAGTTAAAGGTGGAACATCAGCATCCAAGACTATATCGATTCTTGCTTTATTGATTAACTATGCTATAAGAAACAAAGGAAAAGAAATAAGCGTAGTATCTGAATCTATTCCACACTTACGTAGAGGTGCTTTAAAAGACTTCTTATCGATTCTAAAGGGTCTTAATAGGTATAGTGATAGTCAGTTCAATAAGAGTACCTTAAAATACATCTTTTCAAATGGTAGCTATATAGAGTTCTTCTCTACAGACCAACCTGATAAGTTAAGAGGTGCGAGAAGAACAGACTTATACATCAACGAGTGTAACAACGTACCTTTTGATGCTTATACACAATTAGCAGTAAGAACAAGTGGAACGATATGGTTAGACTACAATCCATCTAATTTGTTTTGGGTAGACAAAGAATTGGTAGGAAAGCAGGACACCGATTACATCACACTTACTTACAAGGACAATAACGCACTACCTGAATCTATAGTAAAAGAAATAGAGAAAGCTAAAGAGAAAGCAAAGACCTCTACCTATTGGGCTAATTGGTGGAAAGTATATGGATTAGGAGAAACAGGTAGTTTAGAAGGTGTATGTATTCCTGATTGGAAAGAAATAGATAGAATACCTGAAGATGCACGAATATTAGCGCACGGAGTTGACTTCGGATGGAACGACCCAACTGTAATTATCTCATTATATAAATGGAATGAATCATATATAGCAGATGAGATATTTTATAAATCAAACACTACATTAAGAGATTTATCTTTGTTTATTAGTAATAATAATATTAAAGAAAATCTGATAGCGGATTCAGCAGAACCAAAGAGTATTGAAATTCTGCGTAGGGATGGACATCATATATATCCTTGTACAAAAGGTAGGGATAGTGTAAACTTTGGAATCAATCTAATAAATCAAAACGAGATATACGTTACCGCAAGAAGCAGAAATCTAAAAAGAGAACTACAAGGATATGTATGGGCAAAAGATAAAGAAGGAAATACCCTAAATAAACCGACAGGGGAACATCCTGACTGCATTGATAGTCTACGTTACGTATTAACAGACCAATTAGAGAATCCTAATAAAGGGGAATATTTTATTTACTAAAAAAATATTAAAAAAGTTTTGTAGTTTAAAAAATGTTTATATCTTTGAATTATTAATAACAAAAACAATTATACAAATGACATTTAACTACAACACAAAAGATTTAAAAAAATTAACAAGAAATCAAATGTTCAACATCTTAAAAGATTTAGAATATATTAAAAATGAAATAGAAGATGAGGAGTGGAGAAGAGATGGAGTTTTAATAGACTTAAAAAACAAATAAAAACATGGGGAGGCAACTCCCCTTTTGTATAACTAAAACAATAATTATGGAAGATTTTACAGAAGTATTAATTAGTAATTTAACAAAGAAAGAGAACCGCAGGAACACAATTAAATTCATAGGCTACTCTTTACTCTTTGGATTATTTGGATTAGCATCAATGTATGGATTTTTATACTTTATGCTATGGGCAAACGAAATAACAGATAAGATACTTGGAATATCATAAGATGAAACAAGCGTGTTGGTACGAGGATATTTACGTTGTACAGAAACCTACAAAGCGAGGTGGCTATAAAGGTTCTGATGTAACACTTTACATTGATTACAAGGGTCAAAGAAATATAGGAAGTCAAAAGATAACCTAAGAACAGAACAGTAAAGAGTTAGTAGATGCAATAGAGACTGCTTACGAATACGCATATAAAAGATTTATATTAAATAGTTAATTTTTTTTCATTTGGTTAGATTGGGAATTAGGTGGCTTTATGCTACCTTTTTCTTTTTATACATATTAATGACTTATTTATTGTAATTATATGAAAGTTGAAATAAACGTACCTGATTCACTTAACGAGATTACTTTAGGACAGTATCAAAGATTTGAGAAGCTGAACACAAAGGACAATCAAGGTTCTACATTCCTGCTTCAAAAAATGGTAGAGATATTTTGCAATCTTGATTTGAAAGATGTAGCAGAGATTAAATACAAGTCTGTACAGGAGATAGCAGTACACTTAAATAAGATATTCGACACTAAACATACATTGATTCCTACTTTTGAATTAGGAGGTGTAGAATACGGTTTTATACCTGTATTAGACGATATGACATTAGGGGAGTATATAGACCTTGATGAGAACTTGGGAGATTGGCAGACAATGCACAAAGCAATGAGTGTACTATACAGACCAATCAAATATAAGAAAGGACATAAGTACAATATAGAGCCATATAGTGGAATGAATGACAGACTAAAGTATATGCCTTTAGATGTAGTGTTTGCTGCTATGGTTTTTTTTTGGAATTTAAACAACGAGTTAATAACAACTATCCTGAACTATTTACAGAAGGAAACACAGAAGCTGACTACTCAACAGAGGGAACGTTTGGAAGCAAGTGGGGTTGGTATCAATCGGTCTATGGAATTGCTAAAGGAGATGTTACCAAGTTTGATGAGGTTACCAAACTCAATGTACACGAGTGCTTAATGTACTTGGCTTTTGAAAAAGATAAAATAGAATTAGAAAAGAAACTGATTAAGAAACGATGAAAGGGTTTTACAACGTAACAGACAAACTAAAAGATACACTATTAGCAGAGCCATTTGTAAATACGGTTACATTTGGTTCTATTGATGATGTAGACCTGAACAAACAAACAATCTTTCCTTTGTCTCATATCACAGTAAACAATACTACGGTAGGAAGCAAGACCCTAACGTTTAATATTAGTATTCTTTCTATGGACATTGTAGACATAAGCAAAGATGAGGTTACTGATATATTCGTAGGAAACGACAACGAGCAGGATGTATTAAACACTCAATTAGCTTTACAGACAAGAGTAATAAATATTCTACAAAGAGGGGATTTATATACAGACCTTTATCAAGTACAGGGAGATGTTACTTGTGAGCCATTTGTAGATAGATTTGAAAACAAGTTAGCAGGATGGGCAGCTACATTTGATGTAGTAGTACAAAACGATATGACAATTTGTGATTAATATGCGACTAACCAAAACACAGGAGGCTTTAGAATCCTTTAAGAAGTTTGTTATACAACAGGCACGTACAAGGCTTACAAAAAGTCGTAAGAACGTTTCTAAAGAACTTTATAATAGTTTAAAGGGTAATGTGAAGGAGATGCCTAATTCTATCCTCTTGGAGTTTGAAATGGAGGAATATGGATTGTATCAGGATAAAGGGGTAAGCGGTACAGAGAAGAAGTACAATACGCCTTATTCTTATACTACAAAGATGCCACCTGTAAAGAAGTTATCCGATTGGGCAAAGACACGAAATATAAGATTAAGAGACGAACAAGGAAGATTCACAAAGGGTAATTATAACACAATAGGATATTTGATAGCAAGAAGCATATACAGAAAAGGAATTAAACCTACTTTGTTTTTTACTAAACCATTTGAACAAGCATTTAAAAAATTACCTGACGAACTTGTAGAGAAGTTTGGATTGGATGTAGAAGATTTTTTAGCATACACATTAAAAGAAGATAGATTAAGATGAGTACAAAAATTAACGTAAGAAGTCCATTTTATTTAAGCTATGGAGAACCTACAGAACCAAGTGTAGAATTAACCTGTGCATTAATTAACTTGCAAAACTTCGCAGTTGACCAATTTGGCAATGTTACAAAGCCTTCTACAACTTATGGGAATGTATTATCTTATACTTCTACAGATGGAGACTTTTCAGATGGTAGGTTTGGCACGGTAGTAAGTGATACATCAAGAACAGTAACATTTACGATAAGTATTCCACCTGAATTTAGTAACTCAAACGATGACACAATAGATTGTACCGCAACTGCTACACAACCTACTTTTGTATGTACAGGAGGTGTTACAACAAACGGTACTATACCAAATCAATCATTAGATACAGGGGGGGATTCAGTAACAATCGATTTATCATCCTATTTTACTCAAGGTACAGACCCAATCTCTTATTATACTGTAACAAATAATTATCCTGATTATTTTGATTACGAATTAACAGGAGACAGTCTTACAATAGTATCACAAAACAAAGCAGGAACTCATAACCTATACGTTGAGGCAAGTGATGGAGACCCTTTAACTTGTAATGCTACACAATCTATTCAAATAACAACAACCGCTACCGCAGCTTATGATTGTGATGATTCTTATATATCAGGAGGACTAATAAACCAAGATGGTAGCATAGTGCAACCTTCGGTTAATGGAACTATTACTGCAATTAAAACTTCAAGCGGTGGTACACCTATCACAAGTGTTCCTGCAAATAACACAGGTTCTTTTATAGAATATACTTTATACTTTGATATTACAGTTCCCACAGGATATTCAAACACAGGAGCAACAGTAGAATGTTCTAAAGTATATTATCAAGTAAGTAGTGCTTTACCTCAATTTGATTGTGATGTTGCAGGATTAACAGGACAAGCAATAACGACTTCAGGAATTATATCAGTAGGAACTGCAGATAAAGGAACTATAAAGAGTTTTAGTCCTATATCTTTTCCTATTGTAACTTCTAACACAAGTAGAACAGTAACCTATACAATAACTGCTCCTGCAAGTGGATATGATAATAGCGGACAAGATATAACCTGTGATGTAACAATGACACAACCTGCTACTGTTTTGAGTTGTGGTACTGCTAAACTTTGGTATTCAAATTATAATATACCATTTATGACAATAGCACAAGTACAGGCAGCTTATCCAACTGCTACAACGAGATATTGGAATAGCATAGGTTTAAGTGTAGAGGCAGCTTTAAATCAATATGGTTTAAATAGTACTTCGGTAGTCAGTTCAAAAACAGAGGGGGAGTATTCAGCTAATTCATTAACACACGAATTAAACATTAATACAACGTTTTGTTATTTACATACTCCATCAATTCCAAGAATACTAACGAATAAAGGTACTAATCCTAATCCAACAAATGGTAGATATTTTAGGGTTAGTAATGCAAGAGAATACTCAACACCTACACCTTCTCAATTAGAGTATAGTTATTACTACAAAAGAGAAACTAATGGGTTCATATCAGAGATATGGTATGTAGATTGGAATAATGGAATTTTTACAAGAATAGATAATATTTAGAAATGGCAATAAAGACAGTAGACTTACAGATATATATTTATGAGGGTTTAGTAGGAAGCTATACAAGTACAGACCTTAAATATCAAATACAAAAAGAAATATTAAGCGGAGACACTAATATAGTATTTGAGATAGCGGAACTTGTAAGAGATTATTTAGATTTAACTTTCAATAATGATTATATATCAAGAACGTTATGGGTAACTACCGTTGCAACTATATTGGATGAAAACGACCAAGTTTATACCTATGGGTCTCCTGTTACGAATAATTACATTGCAACAAATGGGTATGGGTACTTTGAGGATGAGATAAACCCTGAACTATTAAGACACGCTTTAATAACTACTAATACTATTTATCTACCTGAAGGAACTGCAGGGAAGTTACCAATATTTGCAGAAGGTGTTGGAAAGGTAACGATAGATTCAGTAGATACAGAAATAACCGACAACGGAAATACAAACCAAAAGATACAATATGTGGACATTCCTTCCAATAGCAATACTATTCAGGTATATGATACGGATGATACTACACTATTAAAAACAATTAGTGTAAATAATGTTTGTGAGCCTAAATACACTCCATACAAAGTTACGTTTGTAAATAAGTACGGTGCATATCAAGACCTTTGGTTCTTTAAAAAATCTATAGAATCATTTAACGTAACAGACGAAACGTTTAAAAGAAATACTATTGAGAACTCAACAGTTACGTATGCTAAATATGGAGGTCAGCAAGAAAGATATAACACTAACGCTAAAAAGAGCATTACTCTAAATACAGGTTTTATAAACGAGGATAGCAATAGTGCTATAGAGGAGTTATTCCTATCTGAAAACGTATGGATAAGACAAGGAAGTGATACGTTACCAATTATACCTAAAAGCAAATCATTAACATTAAAAACAAGCGTAAATGACAAATTAGCAAACTATACAATAGACTTTGAATTTGCGTTTAACAAGATAAACAATGTACGATAATGCTAAACCTACAGTTATTCATAGAAGGTCAGGAGGTAGATTTATTCCAAGATGAATCCGTAACACTTACACAAACAATACAGGATGTAAAGGATATTGAGAAGGTGTTTACGGACTTCTCACGTTCTTTTAATGTTCCTGCATCTAAAACCAATAACAAGATATTTAAGCATTTCTATGATTACCATATTATAGGATTTGATGCGAGAAAAAAGAAAGATGCAGAGATATACCTTAACTACAAACTGTTTAAAAAAGGTAAAATAAAACTTGAAGGTGCTACGAGGAAAGATAACAAGGCACATACTTACAATATCACTTTCTTTGGTAATGGCATAAATCTAAAAGACCTTATAGGAGAAGATAAGTTAGACGCTCTGTCTATGCTTAAAGACGATGCATTTAAGTTTACCTATTCAGATGCTAATATTAAAACCTATATGCAAAGTGGTTTAGATATTACTTATGATAACATTACTTTTGATGATGCTATTATTTTTCCTTTAATAACACACACTAAAAGGTTAGTTTATGATTCAGCAGTAGGAAGTGCATACGACAATACAGATACTCAAAACAATATAGCATACGAAGCAGGAAGCACACACGGATTGCAGTTATCACAATTGAAACCTGCATTAAGGTTATACCCTATTTTAAAGGCAATAGAAAGACAATACAATATAACCTTTAGTACAGATTTTTTCAATACAACCAATTTACCTTTTTATAATCTTTATTTGTGGTTACACAATAAGACAGGAGGTTTATTTGAAGATGAAGGTAATGTAACACCTGTAGGAGGCTTCACATTAGGATATGTAAACGGTTCTACTATTGATTTATTTGAAAACAACTTCTCTACACCACAGGCTGACCAAGTAGGAACTGTAGCAGGTAGAAAAGAGCGTAGAATGGATTTGACCATAGTTCCATCAGTTTCGGATGAGTTTAATTTTATTATCTATAAGAATGGAGAAGTGTATGAAAGATACGACAATATATCAAGAGATGCTACCACATTAGAATATAGAGAAATAAGAGGTTTAGTATTAGAGGCAGGTAACTATACTTTTGCCATAGAATCCGATACACCAAGCACATACGATTTTAGGATTTATATAGAAAGAGATGGATTTGGCAAAGATGATGTATATTTTACTGCAAGTGCAGAGGTTTTAACAGACGTACAATTTAGACCTGCTAACCAATTACCTGATTTAAAAGTAATAGATTTTATTACATCGTTATTTAAGATGTTTAACCTTACTTCTTTTCAAAACGATGCAGGGGTAATTGAAGTAAAGACATTAGATAACTTCTATGCAAGTAGCACAACAACTTGGAATATAACAGAGTATCTTGATAAATCGGAATCAAGTGTAGATTCAGTATTACCGTATAAGCAGGTTAATTTAAGATACGATGGACACGATAACTTCTTCGCTAAAAACCATAGTGAATTATTTAATCAAGAATGGGGTACTTTACAATATAGAGCATCAGATAAGTTCGAAGGACAATCCTACACTATTACCATACCTTTAGAACACTTTAAATACGAAAAGCTGAAGGATATAAATGGAGATACATTTACCAACCTACAATGGGGATGGAGTGCTGATATCAAGCAAAGTCCTAATTTAGGTAAACCTTTATTCTTTTATCCTATTCAACAAAGTGAAACAATAGGTGTAATAGAATCAGATGGAGATTTAGCTTCACATACAGGGGTTTATATTCCTTCTAATAGTGTAAGCGCTACAGATTCACAAAACATAAATTTCAATTCAGAGATTAATGAATTTGGATTAGTGCCATATACTCAAACGTTATTTGATACATACTATAAGAATTACGTTAAAGAGATATTTGACCCACAACGTAGATTGACAAAAGTAAAAGCATTTTTGCCTTTGTCTATGACAATGAATTTATCTTTAGCTGACAAAGTAAGGATATTCGACAACCTATACAGGATAAATAAGCTAACAACAAACTTTGAAACTACACAATCAACATTAGAATTAATTAACGTAAAAGAAGAAGCAGGAGCAGTAATAGAAGTAGACCCTGTGATACCTGACAAGTTTAGACCTGATATTTTATGTATTACTGTAGATTCAGAAATAGAGACAGTAGATTCGTTATCAATAACCGCAGACCAATCTTGTTTCTACGATGGAGTTGTTATAACATCAACAAGAGAAGTAGTACCACAAACAGTATATATACCAAATGATTAATAATATTTTAGATTTATTGGAGTTCGCAAGAAGCGAAAAATGGAAAGGGCAATACATAGATATTGCTTTAGGTAAAAACAAATATCCTGAATCAATTAAGGAAGCATACAAACAATTTAGACAATGGCAGTAAAAAAGACAATAGAACTTGAAGCTAAAGTAGACAAAGCACAAAAAGAATTAGATGGTGTAGCTAAAAGCGTACAACGTATTGATAGCAATCTTGAAGAAGTAAAAGAAAGTACAGGCGGTGTAGCTAAAGGGGTAAAGGGAATTGGTAATGCTCTTAAAGCTGCAGGGATAGGTTTAGCGGTAGCTGCTTTTGCAAAATTAGCAGAGGTATTTAATCAAAACCAAAAAGTAGCAGATGCTTTCAATACAACTTTTGAAGTATTAAGTTTAGCTTTTAATGACTTCTTTAAGTTTCTTGATGCGAATGTAGGAACTGTTATAGAGTTCTTTAAGGGTATATTTAATGACCCAATACAATCCATAAGAGATTTTGGTTCTGCTATTAAACAAGGATTTATAGATAGATTAAAACAAGGTTTAGAAGCATTAGGATTATTTGGTAAAGCTGCTTTAAAATTCTTTTCAGGAGATTTTGCAGGTGCGGCACTTACTGCTAAAGAAGCATCCAAAGAATTATTTGATATTGTTACAGGAGAAGATGGTGGATATGAAAAAATTACACAATCAGTAAAAGGTGCGGTAAATAGCATAGTAGATTATACTAAATCAACAATAGATGCAGCTAAAGGAACTGTAGAACTAAATAAACAAGCAGAGATAGCTGCAGTTATCAATCAAGGTCTTATTGAGAAGTACGATAGACAAGCTGAACAACAAAGACAGTTAAGAGATGACGAAACAAAGACAATAGAAGAACGTATAGCCGCTAATAATCGTTTAGGAGAGATATTAGACGAACAAGCAGAGAAAATGCTTGAAAACGTAGATATAACGATTAAGGCAGCACAAGCTGAATACAACAAAAACCAAAACCAAGAAAACTACATAGCTTTACTTGAAGCACAAAACGAAAGAGAGGCAGTACTTGCACAAATAGAGGGTTTTCGTTCAGAACAAATATCTAATAGAATTTCTTTAGAAAAAGAATTATCAGACGCAAAAGATGAAGCACACAAAAAAGATTTAGAGGATTTAGAAGAAAAGAAACAAAAAGAATTAGAATTAGCAGAGGCAAAGAAACAAGCTACTTACGATGCTTTAGATGCAACAATAGATGCAGCAGGTGCAGAAACCAAAATAGGTAGAGCGTTGTTTATAGCAAAACAGGCTATACTAATAAAAGAACAAATAGCAGAGGCAAAAGCTACACTACAAAGAATATCATTAAGAGCAAGTGAAGCTACTGTAGATATCGCTAAAGGAACTGCAAGTACCGCTAAAGTAGGATTCCCACAAAACGTACCATTGTTAATTGCTTTTGCAGCACAAGCGGCAGGTATCATATCAAGTGTAAAAGCAGCAGTAAATGCGGCTAAAGGTTCAGCATCATCTTTGGGAGCAGGTGGAATTGCAGGAGATTCTGCAGCACCACAAGCACCTGCATTTAATATTGTAGGAGCAGCACCTGAAAACCAATTAGCACAAGTTATAGGCGCACAAGAACAAAAACCTATTAAAGCATACGTAGTAGGAGATGAGGTAACAAACCAACAAGCGTTAGATAGAAAGATACAACAGGGTGCTTCAATTGGGTAACAAATTATATAAAAAACTATTGTATTAATATGAACATAGTAGAACTTATTTTAGACGAAGAAGATGCTATAGGGATTGAAGCAATTTCAGTCGTTGAA